AGGAACTCGCATACTTCAAGCTGCGCACCATCGAGCAACTCGCGGATCTCGCCGACAACGCGATGACGTTCATGGGCGCACGCGAACTGAAGACCGCTGCGCGCAAGTACCTCGACCAGACCACGGGGGCCAGTGCGCTGCTGGATCGCATCGCGAAGCTGGAGGCGGCGCTGGCACGGCGGGTAGACGGCGACGCGGCTCCTGAGCGTGAGTCGGTTGACCCGGCCAAGAAGGCGAGTCGTCTTCTCGGTGCTCGCGGAAAAGAGCACGAGAGCATGTAAGCCCCAGGCACAACAGGAGCACCCGTGGCGACCACATACCAGATGACCAACAACGCCACGCTGCAAAGCGTGGTGGAGACCTGCGCCACGCTCCTGTCGCTGCCTGTCCCTGCTGACCCCGCTGGCTCGACCGATCCGGCGATCACGCTGCTGCGAACCTGCGCGAACCTCGCCAGCCTGGAAATGCTGAATATGTACGAGTGGTCGACCCTGACCAAACGCACAGAGATCGAGGTCTTCACGGCAGTGCCACCGACCCCAGGCGAGGCGACCGAGACAGCCTTCCCCCTGCCAGAAGACTTCTTCCGTTTCATCGACCAGACGCAGTGGAACGGAGCGATGCGCTTCCCAGCGGTCGGCCCGGTGGCGCCGCAGGGCTGGATGACCTACATGGTCTTTCCGATCAGTGCCAACTTCACCCTGACGTGGCAGATTCGCGAGAAGACGATCTGGTTCCTGAACGCGCCGCCTGCGCCAGGGCAGAAGTTCATGTTCATGTACCTGTCGCGCGCGGTCGTGCAAGACGGCGAAGACCCCAACATCTACAAGAACGTCGCGACCAAGAACAGCGACATCTTCCAACTCGACGGGATGTTGATGATCTACATGACGCGCGTGAAGTGGCTGGAAGCGAAGGGCTTCGACAGCAGCGCTGCGGTGCGTGATTTCATGGTCATCTTCGACTCGCGCACTGGCGCCGAGAAGGGCGCGAACATCCTCAACATGGCCGGCGGCCCGCACGATTACCCGTACATCGGGATCGGAAATCTACCCGAGGCAAGCCTCTACGGCATGAGGCAGAACTGACATGGCACTCGATCTGCCCCCTGGCTGGCTCGTCACCGAGAGCATCGAGGTGCTGCCCAACCCCAACACCGAGGGGCCGGGTAGTGGCCCGTTTTTCTCGCGCCGGACCTTCACCGGCACCGACGAGAACGGGCAGTTCGTCTGCGCCAGCGGCAGCGAGGACGACTGCAACACCCAGGCTTTGACGGCCGCGCAGTCGCGCACGCAGCGACGGCCGTACAACGAGGCAATCTGATGCTGGTTCCCTACACCTCACCCCGCAGGGCTATCCCGCGTCGCGCGCATGTGACCCAGTCGCACGAGGCGTACGCTTTCCCTGCGCCACAGAAGGGCCTGGACTTCGCGCAGCCGCTGCCTGGGGGCAACCCCCTGACGGCCGTCGTGCTGGAGAACCTGATTCCGCGTGTGCTCGGGGTCTCGCTGCGTGCGGGTTACACGCGTTGGGTGAGCAACCTGAACGGGGAAGTACGCACGGTCATGCAGTACATCGCGCCCGATGGAACGGAGAAGCTGTTGGCGGCCACCAGTACCGGCGACATCTACGACGTGACGGCGCAGCAGATCTCGACTTTCACTCCAGTGCCGATTGACACCATCGCTGGCGGACAGCCTGATGGCGAGTGGTCGACGTTCAACTTCGTCACCCCGGCGGGCGCGCATCGTCTGCTGATGGTGAATCCGGGCAACGGCTACTACATCTACGACGGCACAACCATCGCGCAGGTTCTTGCGGGCGACGGCATGCTCGGCACCATCAGCGGCATCGACCCTGCGCTGTTCGTCCATGTCACGGTCTACCAGAACCGTGTCTGGTTCGTCGAAGTGGACAGCACCCGTGCGTGGTACTTGCCGATTGGCGAGTTCGCCGGCATCGCGAAGCAGTTCGATTTCGGCGCGATGCTCCCCCACGGGGGCCACCTCGAAGTTCTCATCAACTGGACATTCGACGGTAGCAGCGGTGTCGGCCTGAACAACCAACTTGTGGCTATCGGCAACGAGGGCGATCTTGTCGTCTACGGTGGCGACGACCCCGACACTGCTGACTCGTTTCGCTGCACGGGCCGCTGGTTCATCGGTCGCGTGCCGCTCGGGCGGCGCTGGTTCAGCATCTTCAGCGGCGACATCATCATGCTCTCTGAGCGTGGCATGAATTTCATGTCAGAGGTGATGCGGGGGAAGGGTTTTTTTGGCAACACCGAGATTGCGCAATCGGTGAACAGCGCCCTTGCCGCCGAGGTGGTGAACACCCTTGACGTGCGCTACTGGGAGGTGGTCTACCTGCCTGTCGAGCAACTCGTGCTGATCAATCGCGCAGAGTTCGATGCTGCGGACAAGCAGTGGCTTTACGAGGTCAACAACAAGGCTTTCGCCACCCTGCAGGGCATCCCGATGAACACGCTCGGGCTCTTCGACGGCAAGGCTTTCTCTGGCGACCTCGTCGGCAACATTTGGTGGACTTTTCAAGGCGGCTCGGACGGCATCATCGACGGTGTCGCGGGCAAAGACCTTGAGGGTCGTTGCGTCACAGCCTTTCAGACGATGGGTGAAGGGATTCGGGTCAAGCGCTTTCTGATGGTGCGGCCCTCTTTTATCGCGAAGGCGCCGCCCGGTGTCTCGGCCGCGTTGAACCGTGAGTGGTCGACCGCGCCACCGTCTGACGCGCCTGCCTTCTTCGGTGTTGACCCGGCCCTCTGGGACGTCGGACAGTGGAACGTGGCGGTCTGGACTGGCGAGGGGGAAGCCTACGAGTCGTGGTTTGGCGCCGCTGGCATCGGTCGATACGCGTCGCTGTCGCTCAGGGTGCGGGCCAATGCGGGCGCTGTCTTTGTTGGCTGGCAGGCCATCGTCACTGCAGGAGGTGTGCTTTGATTACGACACGACATCAGGAATTCTTGGCCGAGTGGTTGTGCGAGCGCATCGGCTATCTGCCGTCGCCGAGTCTGAAGTGCCTTGGCAGCGTTGACTCGACCGACACGATTTTGCGCGGTGTCGTGGGATATGACGGGCTCAACGGCGCGAGCGTCATCATGCACATGGCGGGCGACCCGGGGTGGATCGACAAGGCGATCCTGCACGCCGCCTTCGACTACCCGTTCAACGAGATGGGCGTGAATCAGGTGCTGGGCCTCGTGCCCAGCGGCAACACTGCGGCACTGAAGATCAACCGCAAGCTCGGCTTCGAGGTCGTGGTCGAACTCCCCGGCGCGCACCCAGACGGCGCGCTCATTCTCATGCGGATGACGCGCGAACAGTGCAAGTGGTTATCACCGAGAAGGACACACTGACATGGGCAAGAAAAGCACCCCGCCGGCCCCAGACTACAAGGGCGCAGCGGAACAGACAGCGGCATCGAGCCAGGACGCGCAGACACGTTCAGACTGGGCGAACCGGCCTACCGTCAACACGCCCTGGGGCCAGGAGTCGTGGCAGGCCAGCGCGGCCGTCGATCCCTCGACCGGCAAGCCGATCACAAGCTGGACCCAGAACACCAAGCTGAACCCGCTGGCGCAGTCGACCCTCGACAGCACCATGACGGTCGACCGCGACAAGGCCATGCTGGCGCAGGGCATGATGGGCCGCGCAGCCGACGCGACCTCGAAGCCCTTCGACTGGGGGAACATGCAGGGCTACGGGCAGGCGCCCCAGGCCGGCGGGCTGCAGGCGGGCAACCTGCAGGCAGGCAATCTGCAGGCAGGCAACCTCGACCCGCGCGCGTACCAGAGCAGCGGTGCTGGCCAGGGCATGATGGCGGGCCTGGACATGGGCAGCCTGGGCGGCATGCCACAGGGCGACGCGGCCGAACGTCAGCGTATCGAGGGCATGCTGTACGACCGCCAGAACCCGGAACGCATGAAGCAGCAGGCTGGCCTTGAGGGCAAGCTCGCCAACATGGGCCTGACTCGCGGCAGCGAGGCTTGGAACCGCGAGATGCAACGCATGGGCGACCAGCACTCGCGCGAGCGCTACGACGCGATGCAGACCGGCGGCCAGGAGATGCAGCGCACATTTAACATGGGCATGCAGGGCCGGCAGCAGGGCTGGAACGAGTTGCTGGGCGGGGGCCAATTCCAGAACGCTGCGCAGAATCAAGCCTTCGGCCAGGGCATGAACCAGAACGCGCAGAACTTCGCCCAGCAGGCCCAGGCTGGCGCGCAGAACTTCAACCAGCAGGCCCAGGCCGGTGCGCAGAACTTCGCCCAGCAAGGACAGGCCGGGGCGCAGAACTTCGGCCAGCAGGCGCAGGCGGGCCAGCAGAACTTTGCCCAGGGCATGGACGCGGCGAACTACAACAACAAGCTGCGCCAGCAGCAGATCGCGGAACAGCAGATGCAGCGGCAGATGCCGCTGAACG